GTCTACTACTCGCACTTTTGCAGAGAGGTTGGACTTTCACCCTGATATGCGTTGGGTCAACAGTTTCATGGCAGACAAAGCTTATGCTGATGATGATTCAGCAAAAGAGAGGGAGTATGAATCTTCCTCTTCTTCTGATACTGTAGATGTTGGTGCTGAGTTAAGCAATCTTATGGATACTTTGAGCGCATTAGAGAAACCGGAGGTGGATTTCCAGATGCTTAAAAGCACACCAGAGGTAGACCCTAAGGTTAAAAACTTCTTTGAAAAATCCCTACCTGACTTTTTCACTAGGTCAGTGCCTGAAGCTTTTGGAGTGGAAGTCTCGTCAAAACCCAAGAGCTATGACCCGGTTACTGGAATTCCAAAAGACCTTTATATCGTTGATCAAGTTCTCGTAGATGGCGCAATGGGACATGCAAATCCTGAGGCCGTCGAACCAGGACCCTGGGACTTCCTTACCGAACCTGAGCGTTTCAGAGAAAAAGTAGAGGATTTCAAACTCAAGCTAGGCAAGGAACCTGTCAAAGCCAGCAACCGTATTCCATATACGGAAGCTTTGCCAGCAAGCCAGCGTAAGATTACGGCTGAACACATGAGGTTGAGATCCAATCAGAAAGTTGTAAACATAGGAGATGTGGGTGTGTACGTAGCTGGAAAGCTTCGCTACCTTACTGGTTGTTACCCCGGAGAATATGATCTGGACTTCACAACACCAGAATCATGGGGATTGAGTTGGTTGGAAAGGAAATGCCGTATAAAGTACGCTAGTTCTTTTAGTAACTATTTCGGAAGTGTAGAAGGAGAAACAGAGCTCAGAGGAGATCAGATAGATATTGAGGATCTCGATTTTCCTTTCCATTCAGAATCTTACTGTGTAGGTAAACCCTGGTACTTTAAAGACGACTTATTTTTCCAAGATAGACCGGATCTGTTTGGTACAGGGACTATCACGGCAACTGATCTGGTTTCTTTCATTTTTGAAATGGATGGGGGAGGAGTAGCATCCGGTATATGGGACTACATTTTCAGAACTTTGCAACGCCACAGCAAGACGGATACCGTCTATTTCTTGTCATTAATGGGCAAGTTCACCTACACTCCTGGTTTGATGAAAGGATTGCAGGTCACGGAGATTGATTCTTATGTACCACGTAAGGAGAATAGACTCCCAAGCATCATTAAAACAAGATTGTTCTGTTATGTCAAGTTCGGAATAACCGCATCTTTAGCCAGCATCGGTG